GGAGCGAACCATCGGTCGTCGCGACATGTACGAAAGAACATCCGTTATCGGTCGATACTTTCTGAATGATTATATCGGTCGAAGATAAGCTTGTATTGTGCGAATATGCTCCGATAATCAAAAGAATTTCGCCGCGACTCTCTGCGACTCTGATTCGATTGATTTCGACACCGGTGTTCCCTGCTCCGAACGTTCCATCTATATCGATGTCGGTAGGAAGACATGTTTTCGAAACGACATACCACGTCGCGCCGTTGTCGTAGCTCCGCGCGCTCTGGAGGTTCGCATTTGTCGCGGTGGCCTTCATGTATATAGCAAGAATCGAACCATCGGAAAGACGACATAATCCACCGTATAACGTCGGGGTGCTTGTCGAAGTCTGTTGGAATAAATTGGTCGTTGTTATTGTTCCGTTTTTGTCTCGTTTTGCGACTTTTATCGTTCGCGTGTTTCCGACTGTGTTCTCTTTGTATTGATACAAAATACAAGACGTTCCATCGTCGTTCCCTATGGAGTCCAAAAGAACGTTATCGTCTAAAACGAGCGTCGTCCCATCGATTATCGAATCCCATCGCGATAAGACGTTCGAAGCATCGTAACCATAAAAATCGGTCTCTCCTTCTTCCTTCCACACGAAAGAAGCTCGTTCGACATGTCCGGCTCTTTGTGTCTGGATGATATAAGGCGAGTTTGTGTCGTGTGTACCGGTCGCCGTTAATGCGAGGTCGTAATCTCCGGCGGGTATCGGTTGAGCGGGTTGTGTATCTGCATTCGTAAAAGTCGATTCTGCATTCCATAAATAAGAGGAATCGAAATCGTGTGGAATGAGGAAACCGCGAATCGTGTTGGGTGTTTTGTTTGTTCCCATTGTTCTTCTCGAATGTGATGGTGATAGGATAGTGATAGGATAGTGATAGGATAGTGATAGCGATTATTTTCTAATAACGACTTCTCTTCGTTGGTTGCAATTGTGCGAATGCTGAATTTTGATTGCGTAACGCCGAACGATTATATCGGTCTAAATGTTTGAAGGGATTCATAACAATAACATTCGACATCGATTTTCCATTTTGAAGATCGCGAATCCCATTCTCGCCAAGACGACGCGTGGTGGCTCGGTCTAAAACTGATTCTCCGGTGAGAAGTGTTCTTTGTTGTTCATCGGGTGCGAGCGGTTGAACCATACCGCCCATATGGAGCGGGGGTTTTTGTGCCAATACGACACCGGCTTGTACCGCTCCGCTCGCGACGATTGCGGGGATTGCGAGTGGTGCAAGCGGTCCATATTGAGCGGGGGCGGCGGCTATGGCTTCGGCGGTTGACATCGCGATGTTCGCAAGGCTCGCCGCTTGATTCGCACGAAAGAGAACATTTATTAAGTCTTTGTTTTTGTTTCCGGATTCGGTCGCAAGTTGTAATCCGAACGCGAATATATCCGTAACTGCTTGGATTCGTACTTTTTGAAGTGCTATATATTGATTTAGTGCTTCTTTATCTTTTTGCTCTTTCTCTTTTTGAAGCTTTTCTTCGATTTTTTGTTGTTCGTCTGCGAGTTTCTTTTTTAATTCTGCAAGTTCTATGATTCGAAGCTCTTCGACATTGTATTGTTCTTGTGTAAGAGCGGCGGTCGCTTCTATGGTTTCGGCTTCTAATTCTTTAAGCTTTGCTCGGTCTTTTTCTGTTTTCGCAAGTTGGGACATTGCTTCGTATTGTGCGAATAATGCTTTTTTTTCTGCTTCGATTTCGTCTTTTCGCTTTTGTGCGTTCGCGTTGAGCTGATCTTCTTCGTTGAGTCTTGAAATAACAAAGTCTACGATTCTTTTTTCTGATTGTTCTCTTGCGCTTAAGGTCTGATTATATGCGTCGGAAAGTTGCCTTTGACGTTCGGCGGCCGCTTCTCTGGCTAAGGCGATACGCTCTTGTCGTTTCTCTTCTTCCTCTTGTTCCTTTTTCATTTCGTCTTGTAATTTGAGGAGTTCGATTTGCTTTTCTGTCGTTTCTTCGTTCGTTTCGCGAATCTTATGTCTAAAATTTGTTTCTTTTTCAAGTTGCATATTAAGTTCAGCAGCTAGTTTTCGGATTTGCAAGCTAAATCCTGCGCTCGTCGATAACATTCCCTGGTTGATAAATCTATGCTTAGAACCTGCCATAACTAACAATAATTGTTCGTGTTCTTCGTCTGTTAAATCTCCGTAGGCTTTTTTCGCTTTTTCGACTAGGGCTATACTTTGTTTTTGTTGTTTTATATAATTGTCTTGGGTTGAGAGTTGTTTTAAAAGTTTTTCTTCTGCGTCGTCTCTGATGCTCCTAATGTCGGCTTCTAATTGTGTCATTTGTCCTGTGAAGACTGCAAGTTCAGTCGAAGCGTTGCGATTGTCCGTTATGACTGCTTTCGCAAGGTCTCGTTGATTTTTCATCTTCTCGGTTAGTTGTTCTGTCGCTTTTATTAGTCGTTTTTGTTGCTCTTCGGCTGCTTTCATACCTGACGTTAAAACACTATATATCGCGGCCGCGGCTGTGACTGCGGCGACTAAAGCAAGAACGTAAGGATTCCCGGTGGCAAGTGACCGCGCTAATATTCTAAAAGCAGACCCGACGGTCCCAATTGTCATAGCTAAACTAGCGAGTTCTGGCGACACTTCTCCGACGACCTCTTCCATTGCTCCGAATGCGCTGGACATTTGGCGAGCTTGTATTCTAAGATTCTTTGCTGATCTCGCGGCCGCGTCGGTTGATTGTTTTACCTGTTTCATAGCGGTTTTATTAACTTGGGCTGTCTTCTTTGCGGCTGCTTGGGCTTGTCGAAGTTCCCTTTGCAATGCTTTTGTCATTGCCTGGGCTTCTTCTTTTGTCATACCGGGGATTTTCGACAATTGCTTTTGGAGTGACTTTAAATCGGCGGTCATGCTGATTTCGATTGTCTTATTCACGTCTGCGGGCATGCTGTTTTTCCTCGGGTGATTATGATGGGATAGTGACGGTGATAATGATAGCCATTATTTTATGGTTCGAAGAATTTCGTTCGCCATCGATTCGGCGATTTTGTCAGTAATTTTTTTTGCGGGTTTCCACAAAAGTTCGTCGGCAAGCCTTTTACCATAAGGGACAATTGTGTCTTTTGAATTTTCTCCGACTTTTATCGCCCATGCGTAAGGCGCGCTATTAGATAGACTGGCTATAAGCTCAAAATCTTTATTGACTCGAATTTGAAATTTAATTTTTCTTTTGGAACCTTTTGACTTTTTTTCTCTGACTAACCATTCTTGTTGTGCTGTTGCGAGAATCTTTTCGAATTCGTCTTGTATAAGCTTTTTTGTTTTTGGGGCGGCTATGTCGAGCAATTTGTCGACTGCTTCAAATCCGCTTCCCTGTAACATGAGCGAGATATTATCGCCTTTCGTCGTTATTTTTTTTCGTGCCATACTTCTTCCCGAAATTTTCTTTTGCCTTATGTATCTTCTTCCTATTATATCGCGAAATACGTTCTTTTGTGGCTTTCTGGTCTTCGTGGGATATGCGATGGTGTGCTATAAGTTCGATTCTTGTTTGTAAAGGAAGATTCGCGAACCATTCCGGATCGCGATACCAATAACGACATATATCTAACTCTAACCGTCGAAGTCCTCCGGCCGTTGTTCCGACAAAAAATCGCTTTCGTCTTCGACGTCCTCCGTTTTCGGAAGTTGTGCGAGCATGTATTCTAAAACTTTCGTCCCGGTGCGAAGAATCACACCGGAATCGACATCGTTTTCTAGCATTGCATTAAGACAAATGTGACCATATTCAGCGGGCTTATGTAGTGAAGGCCGGTATTTCGGAAGTCTATCTTTCGCGATTGCTCCGATTGCGGCGCTACATATTCGCGCGAGTTGAGCCATGTCGTCTCCACACGAAGTCCACGAAATAACCATTTCGAAGCATGTTGCCATATTTGGAGGGGACGTTTTAACCGTTCCCCATTTTCCGAGATTCATTTCTTCCATGTCTAGTCTCCAATAGATGATAATGATAATGATAGGATAGTGATAGGATAGTGATTATTATGCCGGTCCGGTATAGGATACGCCACCAAAACACACAAAGTTTATCGCGAGCGTGGATGGGTCTCCTTCTGTAAAAACTACATCGGCGATACATTTGGAAAGAACCGCGACATGATTCGCGCCTTCGCTGTCTGTTTCGGCTACGGTGTATTGAATGTCTATACAGTATTCTTCGATTCGTGGTGTTCCGGTTGCACCGGTCGAAACATTCGAAGAATAGAGTCCGGTTTGATTTACGAAATCCAATACGTTTCCGGCTTGGCTTCCGTCGGTAAATTCTCGCATGTATACCGTAAAAGAACCGCTCGCGCTTGGCTCTTCATCACCGCGTCGAACGTTGGTTATCGCGTGTCGGTCGCGAATAATCACTTGTCCCGCCTTTGTGGGTGTGAAGTTGAAATCTCCGGTTTCGAAGGCGACTTCTAGTGTTACGGGTGTTCCTGTTCCATCTTTGAGAACGAGTGTTCCGTCTCTTCTCATTTTGGGGACTACTGAAAAAGCCATGTTATTTCTCCTATGGTGTATGTAATACGGTGTATTCGGTTTGTATGAGTGCGTATTCAAGCGAATCCGCGAAGTTTCTTGTCGATTGATTGTATCTGATTTCGATACCTACCGAAGAGAGTATCTTTTCGATAACTTCGACTTCTTTATCTAGTGCGTTGTTGTAGTCAATCGATATACTATGGGGTCGAAGACGATACGCGAAGATTATCGAAGCTCTGGTTTCCATAAATACGCGATTATATACGCGTTGTCTGTCCCCTTGCTCTTGCGAGCTTGTCAACGACACCGCGAATCCCAAATGAGCGAGCGTATTTTGTGACCGGTCGAAGGTCTCTAATGGGAAGGGTACAAGACGAAAATAAGCTAATTCTTCTATCTTATCGATAAGGTTATTTCGAAGGGTTGAGAGATTCATCGTCGTCTTAGCCATCGATTCGGACCGGGCGCGGTGAGATACACCACCGGTCGTCCCCTTGTTCGCTTGTTGGGGTCGTCTGCTCTTCCTTCGTGCTGATCATCGTACACGAAGTTAATCATGTCGTATTCGGCGTTATAGTGTTGAAGATGGGCTTGTGCTAAATCCAAAAAGCGCGCGTTCCCGCTTTGTCCCAAAGAGCTATGGAAATCCCGAAAGATTTTGTATAAGGTAAGGTGTAATAACGCATCATGAAATGATTCTGGCGTTAAGACTAGGTATTCGTAGCCCATACCGGTTCGACGTACTCTTCGAAGAATCTCGTACCACGAAGAATCGATATATGATTGATACGAAGTCAAGCTCGCCGGGCGAAGATTCGCAAGGTCGCTATATTCCGTTTCTAAGTCTGTATCCGATACCGTTGGGTATAGTCGACGTAATACGACTGCAATCGAACGTCGAAAGAAGTATGTATCTCCTTCGATTGTCGCTTCCCATGTTTGAACATATCCTTCACCGAGAAGAATGTTTTCGGGGAAATGATTCGCGGGGTGGGTATATTGAAGCGTACCGTCTCCAAGTACCGTCGCGACCGCGTCTTCTACGATTCCCGCTCCGTCTGGGCGAAACAGAGTATATTTCGCGGCGGTCGGGATTATCTGAGAACCGTCGCGAAATATTTCTAAACGCGTCACGTTCGATACATTTCTTTCTAAAAGTTCAATGTATCGAATGTGTGGTGCGTATGGTGTCGAATCTGTGGCCATGCTCGAGTGCTCGAATGTTTATGGGTGACAGTGATAATCATAGGATAGTGATAGGATAGTGATGGCGATTATGCTTGTTGAAATACAACGTGCCAATTTGTTCCATCGCAAACAACAAGAGCGGCTTTTCCGGCGGCTAATCCGGCGCCGCCGATAACGGGGCTTCCTTCGTCTGTTTGAATTACGAAAGCATGTGCGGATGAAGAATTGTTTTTCAACCAATACATCGAACCTTCTTTTTCTGCGGGAAGCTTAATGGTCGCGCTGCTTCCTTTGTTATTTGTAATTATCTGGTATGTCTCGCTTTTTTCGTCCATATCGAAATCAGCGGTAATTATTTTTGCGATTATTCCACCGCGAAAAATAGGTCTATTGTCGAATACATATCCGTTATTTGATGCGTATGCCATGTTATCTCCTTTTGCGGTTATCCGCTTCGGTTAAGTGTTTAGCTAGTTCGCGACGTGCTTCGTCGATTGAAATCGGTTTTTGTACGCGTTCGCTTTGTTCTTTGATTCGGTTCGCGACTCTATCGAATGCGGCTCTCTGTTTTTCATTCATAACATTTCAACCCGTTCTTTTTTAGTTCTTCTAATGCCTGGTTCATATCTGCGAACTTCTGTTCTGCTTGACTCGCTTCTTTTACGGCGGCGGGGATATGTGGTTTCGAATTGTGCATATTGATAATGTCGTACTGCTTTCGAATGATTCCCGCGATAATCTGTTCGTGTGGGATTGCGATTGTTCCCTTCGCGACAAGTAATCTTCTAAATTCTGCGAATGCTTTGTCGTCTCCCGAAATAAAGATTTTTCCACCAAGGTTCTCAACCTTCTGAAATTTGGAAAGAGTGAGATTTCCACCGATAGCGGGATATATGCGAAGGTAATCATGTTCGTTAGGGTCGATAATAATGTTTCCTCGGTCGGTGGCTTGTATTCTGGCGAGCTGGGTTTGTGGGCGGTCGCTTGTTCCTCCGACTCCGTTAACGCCGGCTTTCAAGACCATTCGGGCGAGCTTGGGAAGGAAGATGGGTTTTTTGTCCTTCTTTCCTTCGATGTATTCCAACGACCACGAAGTCGGGTGGTGTATATACATCCAAGACGCGTTCGCGGGTTTCGGGATGTGTTGTGTCGTGCTATTTTTGGACGGGGTCCACGCTTGCGCAAGATTGTCGTATGACATGTGTGTTACTCCTAGTTGCCTATTGTAAAGAGTGACAAGACCGGCGATATTAGGCGACTAGGTAAAAACACCGCCAATCTTGCCACAAAAGAAGCCGTCTAGTCTACGGCGAGAAGTCTTGTAATACGGTTCGCGTCGATTACGGATACCGCAAGGTAACAGTGACCAATAACGGAAGTAAGAGCTTCTTTTCCGGTTCTTTCAAGTTCGACAATTACCTTGTCCATTTCCATAACCTGGGGCGCGCCGAGAATCTGTGGGACTCCGTCGGCGTATGCTAACGCGCCCGCGTCCGCGATAAAGTTTTCGTAATCTGTTCCATCGCTTTCGATGTGAGAAGAGCGATACACGTCGACACCGAACAATTTACCCATATATCCCAGACCTTTCGCGGAAATCATCGATTCAGTTCCCGCCATTTGGGAAATGATGTTGTTTTGTTCCGCACGAAGTGATGCTTGTAGCTCGGTTAAGCTTTTTGGGTGTAAAATGCTATAGAATGGACCGGGCGCGCCGCGATAAGAATCGGCTTGTTCTAGGTCGTAAAGACCTTCGAAGAATGTGGATACCGACATTGTGCTTCCGCTTGTGCTTGTACCGGAAGAGACACCGGCGGCCGCTGATGCGGTGAGCTCCGCGAACAATGTTTCGTAAGAACCGGACATAGAAGCGGCGAGCGCGAATGGGTCTGGTTCGAATTGTGCATTTGTTGCGGTCATGTTCAAAAGGTCGGATATATCATATACCAAAGAATAACGGCTAACTTGCATTGTTACGCTTGCGTCTTGAATGTTTGTTGATGTTGCCGCTTGTACTTCGGTTCTTGAAACAAAAGAATCTCTACCGTTAAGACCTACAAGACGTACTTTAATCGAATCGGTTCCAAGTGCATTTACACTCCCGGCGTACTGAATAAGACCGGTGTTTCGGATGTTTGCGGTATCTTTAAGAAGAAGGTTTATCTCGCTAGAGATAATCGATGTCATACGAAGATCAGACATCGAAGAATATGTATTTGACATGTTTTTTCTCGTGGGGAAAAAGGGTTTTTAAGTGCTTTTTTTCTGGGGTGTTCTGCTGTTCACCGGTGCGACCGTCCCCACGTTCGCGATAAAAATCGCTCTTTGGTATTATACACAAAAGAATCTTTGAACGCAATAAAGACAATGTGGGTCGGTGATAATGATAGGATAGTGATGGTGATAGGATAGTGATAGGATAGCGATTATTTTCGACGATTCCCTTTTTGAAGGTTCGTTTTTGCCGATACCACACGAAGATTTTTCGTTCCGTTCGTTCCTCCTTTCGATAACGGTTTTATGTGATCCACATGTTTTCCGTCGCCTTTTTTTACAAGACCGGCCGCTTCCATTCTTCGACGTGCGGTGTTTCGCATTGCTCGATGTTGTTTCGCTTCTTTTGAGGAATGAAATTTTTTGTATTCGTCTTTGTAATCTCTTGCCATGTTCGTTCCCTATGAAATAAAAAGGCCGGCCTTATGAGACCGGCCTTAGTGATTATCGCTTATTGCCTATTTAAGCGCGAAGTATTTAACCACGACTTTATCGCTTCCACTTGGCGCGGCTCCGAATGTTATGGTACATGTTCCCGCGTTGATGGAAGATGTAAATTCATCGACTCCACTTGGGTTCGCGGCTACGCGGTCCAAGAATAGACCGTTACGGAAAACGAACACGTCATCGAATCCATCTGGAACGGAAGAAGAGAGCGCGAACGCGGTGGTGCTTCCATTTGTGGAAAGGGTTTCGCGAAATGGTTCGAAGTTAAGTTTCGCACTGCTAACCGCACTTGGTGCGATCATCGTCGAAACGATACCGTCGTCTTTTACTGTAAGACCGGTGCTATTTTCCAACGCTCCGCCGCTTTTGAGTTGAACCGCACTACCGGCGACTTTTGACGCGGTGGTGATTTGGTTGAGCTTTCCATCAGCAATCGAACCGGCGAGCATGTCGTTCGTTACACCACCGCTCGCAATTCCGAGACCGGTATTATCGGCAAGTCCACTAGAAGCGGCGAGTTGAATCGCACTTCCCGCGACTTTTGAAGCGGAGGTTATTTGGTTGAGCTTGCTATCTGGAATCGAACCGGCGAGTTTTGAAGCGGAAATCGAACCGGCGAGCATCGCGTCTGTTACTGATGTCGCGGCGATTCCAAGACCGGAGGAATCTTGTAATCCACCGCCGGCGGCGAGTTGAACCGCACTACCGGCGACTTTGTCGGCGGTTGTGATTTGGCTTAGTTTTGCATCGGAAATCGAACCGGCGAGCATTCCGTTCGTTACGCCTAAATCGGCGATTTTAAGACCGGTTGAATTTGCAAGTCCACCGCTTCCATTGAGTTGAACGGAGCTTCCCGCGACTTTTCCGGCGGTGCTGATTGTGGAAAGAAGAGAATCGCCAATGTTTCCGGCGAGCTTATCGGAGGAAATCGAACCGGCGAGCATGTCGTTCGAAATACCACCGTTCGCGACTTGTAGAGCGTCTGATGAGATTTCCAAAGATACGCCGTCCACGTTTACGGAAAGAGTATCGCCGGATTTCGCGAGTCCATCGCCGGCGGTTACTTGTCCAAGACCGGAAAAGCGAACCCATGTTACCGCGTCGCTTTCAAGTGTGGAAATAGTCGCGGTCTGAACGAATGCCTGATCGGCGTAGGTGTCGCCGTCTGTAACGAACAAAGATGCTCCGTTTAGCTCTGCGGCGCTGTCGCAATCGCTTGCGCGAGTCATCGCGGAAGAAGAGCCATTGAAAATATAAACGCCGTTTTCGTCGTTTGAAGATTGTTGATGAATCAATACGCGCGCACCGGAGGAAATCACCACGTTATCGAAAGTGCTTGTTCCGGGATTCGCGAGATTTACATTCGCGGTCGAAGCGACTTGGGCGGGTTCTTTCCAATATACGCCGCTTCCTACGATTCCGTCAACGTAGCTTTTTGTCGCAACGTCTGCGGCGTTCGAAGGTGTCGCGGCTCGGAGGTATCCGGAAAAAGTAAAGTTATCGGAAAGGTCGATTTTTCCCGCTCCGATTGTTGAGTCTGCGATTTGGGACGCGGTGACCGCTCCGTTTTTCAGCTGATTAGAGGCGATTTGTATAGCCATGTGTGTTCTCCATTATGGTTTTGGTGTGTAGTCTATTGCTAGGTAGTCGCCTATTTCAGTTTGAAAATTTAGCGTAAAGGTCGAAGCGGTGGTTTCGGAAAACGTCACGTCTTCGATTTGTCGAACGCCATTGTAATATACGCGCAAAGACCCCGTCTTGTAGTCTTCCGATACAATAAAGGTCGTTTTTGTGCCGTCTATCTGCGAAGTGAGGTCTTCTTTTTTCATTTCTTCTCCGCTCGTTGTATTCGTATATATGAACGTGGCCATAGTCAAGACATATCCTGTTTGTATCTCGAATATTCGAGGTATGATTTTATTGTTCTTCTAGCATAATAACCGCCGTTCCCGTTCCCGTTTTCGCGGCTACAAAAATATTTTTTCTCTGCATTCCGATTCCTAGCTTTATTTCGATAACGTTATTCGAAGGAACGAACATGCGGTCGGTCGGTATCGCGCCGCCGTCGGTCGCTCCGTTCTGCGCGATGTACAAAATAGAAGCTTCACTTCCGATTTTGATTGTTCTCGCTTCGCTAGGAAGTCGAATCATTGTGGTGCTTGTATCGATACTGATACTTTTCATGTATGGAAATTCATTTACTGAACGAAGATCAACGGCCATTATCGTTTCTCCTTCTTGACATCCACGCCTTCTTTATTTCGTCGCGGTTTTGTGCGTAGAAGTCGGGGTCTTTTAATCCTCTTTCGATGATGTTCGAAGGTTCTGGCGCGGGTCGAACGCCGTTGTTCGTTTGTGGAGCTTGTCGACGTTCGGTGTGTTGTGCAAGTTGCGATAATTGTTCTTGTGTGGAGGGTGCTTCGATGCTTTGTTCGAGGGTGCTTTGTGGAGCGGCGGCCGGTTGGCTTTGGAGGTGCGGTCGAAGTATTGTCGGAGCTTGCTCTGGATTCGAAACAATAGTGTCTAACCATTCACCGAGATTTTGCGTTTCTCCCTTCTTTTTTCCCGCCTGGCTCTTTTCATACGTCCATTCTATCGCGTCGATTATTTCGGGATCATGAAATCCATGTTTCGACATCGATTGGAATCGTTCGAACCTTTGTTCCGATTTCGAAAGCTCGTTTTTCATGGTTTCGATTTGTTGGTGTAATAGGTCAATTGTCGAATCGGATTTCGAAGCTTTCTCTAATTTTTGTTGAAGCTCTTTCGCGGCGATTTCTGCTTCGTTCGCTCTTGCCGCGACTTTGTCGATTCTCTGTTTTATGATGTTTTCGACATCGGATTTCTTGACGTATTCGACGCCGTCGATTTCTTGTGTTTCCATAAAAGGTCGCCTTTGTTGGATGGTTGAGGGGGTGATAATGATAGGATAGTGATGGTGATAGGGATAGTGATAGGATAGCGATTTTTACATGAGTTCGATTCGTTCTCGCTTTATTTTCAATAACATTTCGCGAGCTGTGTTTTCATCGATTCCGGGGTTGAGAATTTGCATCGCTTGTATCGGGGAAATAAGCCCGGCCGCTAATTTTTCGAGAATGTCTTCTCGAATCGCTTTTATCTCTTCGGGGCTTTGTGGAAGTTGCGCGTATTGGATTCGATAATTATTTTCGGGAAGATTCGAATCTAAAAATCGATTACATAACGCCGCCGATTTCGCGAGAAGTCGTTCGTCGTAATAGCTTTGTAATGGTGCATATTTTCGCGACGCTTCTCTTTGTCCTTCTCTGGATACCGAAAGAGAAAAGCCGCTTCGAATGTCTGCGGTTTGTTTGAGAACCGAAGTGGAAAGTCCCGCCGCCATTGCGACTTTGTATTCATACTGCGCAATCGTTTCGAACATTTTTGTCGGGTCTGCGCCTGGTTGAAATTGTCCGATAAGAGGTTGACCGCCGCTTTCGGAATCTTGAAAAAACATAAGAATCGAAGAAGGGTCCGCCGGAATCGAAGCTCGTCTTCCAAGAAGATCGCCATTCTCCACACCAAGACCGGAAATCGATAATCCGGCCGCGTAGCGTTGTGGCCATGAACAATCGCGAATAAGGTGGATTCCCCACGAAGTTAGACATGCCGATACAAGCGAACCGTAACATGTTTGGCTATTCCTCCACGTATTCCACAAAAGGCCGGTTTTTTGTGCATGATATAGTTCTAAAGGAAGGAAGGGACGACCGTCTTCGTATCTGTATGGGTACGATTTGCCGATATGCGTTTCGTGTCCCATGTACAATAACGACACGTCCTTTCCGAGTTCCCCATCTGGTCTAACTTCGTACATACCGAAGAGCGGTTCGTCTGGATTTCGTATGTCGATAACGTCCGCGACATATACATGTTCTTTCGTCTCTGGATGTACACGAAGACGTATCTCGCGATAATAGGTGGGTTCGTCGGGGTTATCGGGATTCGATTCGCAATATACCGCGTCGGGCGTGACTATTCGGTAATTAAGACCGGCTTTCGAAACGGGTTGTCCGACTTTATGTGGTGCGACATCGATTCGAACGAAACATTCGTTTATCGCTAAGATGAATTGTTGAGCTTGCTGCATTAAGGGGAATAGTCCGGCGAGCGTTACATATCCGTTCGAACCGGTTAGCTCGCTTATGTCTTCGGTGTGGTGTACCGTCGGAGCGACGTTGTACAATACCGATAATTGTCGTGTAATCTGCTCCAAAACATTCGAAGACATGTCCACCGGTCCCAATGCCATATACCTATCCGATGAAAAATGTCGTAACATTTCCTCTTCTAAATCTTGTTCGTACGTTCCCATTATAAGTCGACGTCGAAGAGCTTGATGTTCGACTCGTCTTTGGTCTTCGGGCGTTGGCATTTTTGGAAAGGGTGGTGGATTATTATACATGTCTTTACCTTGTTATTTGGATACTGTGTGGACGTGCGAATCTTTGGTCAATACAAGAAGAGACACAATAGCGCATCGAATCGATTGCATGTCCGAACGGGTCTGTACTTCGTGACGATTGAGTTCGTTTCATAGTCCAATTTTTTATCGATAAAATGAGTTGTTTGCAATTGGGGTGTATATAAAAATGCTTCCTTGACATAATAGCATGTATTAGCGAGCTTGTATAATACACACTATGTCTCCATTTCACCGGCCGTCGAATCGTGAAGGGAAGGTTACGCGGCGGGTATCCGAGAAGGGTTTCGAATGCTCGCATTAAAAGAATATTAGACATCTTGAAGCCGTCGCGACTTCGCGTGGCGTGGTGTGTTCCATCTCCCGTCCAATACTGCACTTGTTCGGGTTTCATGTCGTTACGTTTTAACATTTCAAGTATCGCTCGAGCGTGTGTTTCGGGCGGTGCTTGTCCCGAAACATATTCGTCTAGCATGTATATTCGTGGGTGTTCTGGTTCTCTTTTGTCGATACATGCTAGGGTTACGACCTGGCTATTCGGCGAGCTTCCATGATCGATCCCGATACAAAGTTCGTACTTTCCACCGGGCGCGACGGGTTGAGAGGAAATCATCGAAGGGTCGAAATTATCGAAAATAACGCCTTCGGCGGCTACGTCTAGCGACGCGTTAACACGTTGTTCGCGGTCTATGGGAAGGAACGCTTCGATCATCGAATGAATTTGTTCCTCTGACATGAGCGGTCGACATCCGATAGGCGTTGTGTTCGCGATGTTGAGCGCGGCTCTGTGTACCGAAATTTTATTGTCTTCGATAAGGTTTTTGAGATAGGTTATGTCGACATTCCCCACCGGGGTTAGCGACATCGCGACGATTCCTCGCGTCCCGTTCGGTCCTCCTCTGGTCGTGCGAGCGATACAAGCGTTCAACGTCTCACTATTCACCGGTTCATCGATTACGACTAGTCCACATGTACCGCTTTCAAGTCCGATTCCCTGGCTCGCCGTCTTGATTCGGATAATCGCGCCGCCGTACTCTTCTTTGAAGCGTACCATCGGAGCAAGACCGCGAAATCCCTTTCCGCGAATAAATTCGCAATCGTCTGCAAGTGCGTATTTGGGGCATAAATCATACAATTTTTGTTGAATGATTCTGCTTTGTTCGTGCGAATAGCATATCAACCACGATTCGCGCGTTATTCCTTTGATTGTGGGATGTCTTCCGAGCGCGTGCATTAGCAATAACGCCGCGCTCGCCCATGTTTTACCCACTTGATTTCCGTTTTCGGTCGACCGCCGGTTCATTTATCGAACCGGCGGTCGACCCCGCCTAGCAATATCTTCAGCTTCGACGTATCTTCGATGAATTGCTTTTGTGGAAGTGTCGGTCGAAAGTATACAAGCGGGTCGTTATCCGTTCGCTTTTGTAGATTCTTGATTTTTCGGGCTAGTGTGGGAAGGTTTTTCATTTGCTCGAGTGCTCTAATGTTTATAGTGACGGTGATAATGATGGGATAGTGATGGGATAGTGATGGCGATTATTTTCGCCGCCAAAAGACATCGTAACATTCTGTACTATTCTCCATTTTCGTTTTACAGTATTCCAAAAGAACAACACTATTCGAAAGATTCGAAATCTCCTCACAAGATTTCCCGCTTGTTTGCGAATCGATTCCTCTGGAATATACAAGACAAGTCAGTTCGCGACATAGAAGACGATCTTCGATTTTTGTCGTGTTTTCCGGTTTGCAAAGTTCCTTTATTACGTCAAGGTCCGTTAGCTGTTTGATTATTTCCTGTTGTTCTTGACTTGTTTTGTCTTCGATAACTAGTGGTGTCTTCGGTTTGGTTATGTTCGTTCCAATAATCGTCGAACCGATACCAATAACTAAACCGACTAAAAGCGAAATGCCGATTTCCATGTTTCTTCTCCCTTTCATTTTCTGAATACTTTAACGTTCGATGTTTCCAAGCTCGCTATATCGTCGACAAGTCTTTGTTTCAATACCGGAGGTAATATGGCGACCATGTTCGAAATCTCTCCGAGAATCTGTTCGTCGGTGAGGTCGTCGAAGGTTGCATCGTCTTCGGAGCTTATTTGTCGAATCTGGATAAGAACGGAAAGAAGTTGTCGTTGCAATGCGCTATAAGCTTGCCACGATTCAGCCGATTCCGCTTTCTTTATTGCGATTCGAAGCTCGTTCGCTTGTCGATTCATTATTTCGAATGGTGTTGTCGCGACGACTTCTTCTTCTTTTGGTTGTGTTATTTGGTCGCTTCGAAGGTGTTGTGTATCGCGCTTGTAATTGTGCCGTCGTTCCAATAGATACGCGGCTGCTTTCCAATCACCGTCCCTACATGCCGCGTCGATTGTTCTCAATGCTCCGAGCGCGGCGGCCGCTTCTGCTTTTTTGAAGGTGTCCAAAAATGTTCGGAAGTTCCCTGTCGATTCCTCTTCTCCCTTGCGAAGCCAATTCCAAAGAGTGGACCGCGAAACGCCGGCGGCCTCCGCCGCGATTTCGTATGTTGCACCGAGTTTTATTGCTTCGATGATTGCTTTTCGTCTTGGTTCGTTAAGTTTTGTCTTTCTCATGTGTTCCTTTGGGTTTCTAGTCTGATTTTTCTGAAAAAAATATTTAATTTTGCTAAAAAGTCGCGGTTCGCTCATTCCGGGGGGGTATCCTGTCACCACACTACTTTTTTATATCCTTTTTGATTTCCTTTTGTAGCTTCATAATCCCGGCGAGCTTCGCGATGTCGACAAGAAAAGAAGCCGGCTTCGAAACGATTCTTCTTCGACGTGCTTGTTCGCGTCTGAGTTCTTGTTGTTCGTCGGTGAGATTCGGAGCGATATCGATTATAAGCTCGCCGTCTCTGTACATGCGAAACGCGGCCGCGACCGCTCGGTCTGGTTCGATGCCTTGCGATTCTAGTTCGATTATCTTTTGCTTAATTGCGTAGTTCTCTTGTGAGGTGCGTCTTGCTTTGTTTCGTGCCATACTGTATCCGTACAAAATAAAAAAGGAAGGTGTTGTAATGCCTAAGTATAAAGTCCCTTCGAACATTGTGTCAATAGCGCGCGACGCAATCGAATATAATCTCTCTTTCCCTGGCCCACAAAGAGCGGCGATGAAAGAAGAGAACGGGAAGATCGTCTTCGGGACGGGAATGAAAACGGCTCGTCGTTTGGTCTCTGGTAGTATCGACCGCGAACAAATGATTCTAATGCGAGCGTGGTTCGCGCGACATGGCGAATCTCCGGGCGAAAAAGAAGCGAGAAGAGACAAGACATCGAAGGCGAGTCGTAGTTGGTTACTTTGGGGGGGAAATCCGGCGAAACGTTGGGTCGAATCGACTCTCCGAGACATCGAACGCGAAGAAGCAAAAGATAAAAAGTAAGTGGTATTAGTGGCAATCTTGCCACGTTTCGAATCGTCGATAATCTCGTTATATCCGGTGTTTTTCGATGTCTTGCCACCTTGCCACCAAAAGTCTTGTACTTATAGTATATATTTCATATTGTATGTATGTTTTTATAGATTATTAGTGGCAAGATACAAGACGATTCTTCGATAATCTATGTCGAACCTATATTATCGTAAAAAAAGTTAGTGGTATTTCTCTGGTATTTCTCTGGTATTTTTGCCACCAATACCACGAAGATTCTTCTCGAGTATTCGAGGTATGTTCGAACAAAAAAAAACCGACTCCAAAAGAAGCCGGTCTTGTCTATCGCATCGAAGAGAAGATTATTTTCGCCATCCTCTGACACCGTCGATTCGATTATACTTGTAGCCTTCTTCTTCTAAGACATCGCTTATAATCGCTTTGTTTTGACGTGTACTCTTTTCAAGGTGCTTTGTATCGAAAGAGTTCAACGGATTTCGATAGAGTGCTTGTATAATCTCCGATACTTGTACATATCCCTTCGACGATACGATTCTCTTCGCTTCTTCTGCGATTGTGTGGTGTAACGGGTGTTGATCGGTGAAATCGCCGGCCGCTTCGATTCTTTTGTCTTCTTCGATGTCTCTAAGCCACCATTGTTCCCCGGCTTTATAGGCGGCGTATGTTTCTGCCCATATTTGTTCGATGTTTTTTCGAAGACCTTCTATGTCGATTTTCCACGTTTTGTCGTGTTCGTGTTGTTTTCCTACGATAACGGGCCAAAAGCGGCGAGAACCGGTTGCGTCGGTGAGAATAAGATTCTTGTTCGTCGTCGCTGCGAATACGCACTTTCTCGCGACGCGAACACGACATCGTTTATACGGCGGTCTAAATTCAGCAATCTGTAACGAGATAAAAGACTTCTCTATTTCCTTATCTTTCGAACGTTTTGCAAGTTCTTGTAGTTCGACAAGAAGCTTTCCTTGTGTGACAAGGTGCGCGTCTTTATTTGCCATGTCGAACGGTGTGTCCTGGAAGTATTGTTTTCCGAAGACGTGTTCTAAGGCAATCACCGATAACGCGGTCGATTTAAGTCGTCCTTGTTTTCCATACAAGACAAGTACGGTGTCGACTTTTACCGGATTTCGTAACGTTGCGAATAATCTCGCGACTATGGAAATCATAAAGCGGCGCGAATATGCCTGGTGTAAAAGAGTATCTTCGACACCGAAATAATCGATTAGCATTCTGTCTAGTCGTGGGATTCGGTCCCATTCTAGCGACTTGACATAATCCGCGATAGGATTCCTTCGATTGTTCTTGGCTACGATTTCGGCGGCCGCGAAGATGTCTTCTCTTTTGAATGTCGTAAAGAGTCGATCTTCGAAGTCGAAGCGAATCTCTTCGATGTGGTGGTCTTGGATGTCTTCGGTCGTTCCGTTATCTGTGCGAAAGAAGACCATTTCGGCGAAATCATCATATACAAGACGATTCGCGTATTCTGGGTGACTACCAAGAAGTTTAACAATGTTGTATAAGCTCGGAATAATCACGACATCGCCGCCGTTCGTTCTTTTGAGTCGAAGATCGATACCTAATCTTTGTAGGTTCGCGATGTGTGGTGGGGTATTTGGAAAGGGTGAAATGTTACTCATTTTCGTTTTGCCTTTTTGTAGTGTGGTTTGTAGTGTGTTCCGTTGACGTTTAGTGTTCTGTCTTTACATGTTACGTCGCTATTGACTAGATAATGTACCCATTCTCGTTCTTGCGAAGATAACGACATAAATGTTTCGTTATCTCCGCTGCGAAGTTCGATTATCGTTCCGTCTGGACGTGTTATGGTGATTCGTTCGATTAACATTGTGTGTCCTAAAAAAGTTTTAACTGTCTATCGGGAATGTTTGTGTATATTGCTTCGGTATATTTTGTGTTCTTGATTCCCTTGGCCGTACAAAGTTTGTTAAATGGGAGCCAGGATGCGTCGTCGTTTTCACATACGATAATCGAACCGTTTCTTGACTTAGACCATATCGCAAGGTGTGAATAGTCGATATTTTTTGATGATTTGCGGTAGTATAATCCTTTGTTCTGATATGGTGGGTCGATAAACCACGTTCCAAGATGATTGGATATATTTTCGTACGAGCTGTGTATTATTTTCCAATGTCGAATATATTGTATTTGACTCGCGATTCTTTGTATCCAGAATTGTTGAAAATATGGAGATTGTATTTTTCTTGGATGTACTGAACCCGAAGAAATAAGAAAACCACATAATATTTTTTGTTCGTATGTGTACCCGGTATCGTCGACGTGTTCGAAATCCAACGAAATCGACTTTATTTCGGTTTCCTTTACATGTATAAGATAATCCCAAACTTGTACGATGTTTTCGTCTAGGTCGTATAAATGAACGTTTTTATGTGGATACCTTGTGGCGTATTGTGCGGACCCGGCGAACGGTTCGATTATTGTGTCGTGAACCGGGGCGGGGTAGTTTTCGATAATCCGGTATTTAGAACCATAATATGAAAAGAACGGTCTTAGTCTCATGTTTACTCCTATAATAAGCCGTAGAATTCAGCAATATAACCCGGCGAAAAGTAGCGAGGTTTCGACTTGTCTCCACACGAATTTACATGTCCACAAAATAAGCTCGTCGCGCTTGTCGGTTCGATGAAAAAATATGTCGCATCGTTTCGAAGACAAGCTGGGCAAGTCCACCGCTCCGCACGATTGCCGACTATTCTCGCACCGAGCTTCGAAGCGAGCGCATGTCGTGCGTCTCTGTCCCATTTCAATAAATCATACATGTATCGTCTATGGTCTGAGAACGTGACTTGTCTCTTTCCATCGATGTTCTCTGTGTGGCTTCTTCGAATCGCGAGTCGGTTTTCGATTTCGGCTCTTCTTCGTTCGATTTCCGCTTGTTCGCGTTGCTTTTCCTCTTCTCCCATAGCCGCGAAATCGATATATATTCCGGTCGAAAAGTCGGCTCGGAAGTCTTCTGTTTTCGGGCTTGTGTAATATGCTCGCGAAGTGTCGCATGTCGAAACGTCTGTCAGTCCATCGCAAAAGTTCGAATGTAACCAATGACACGCTGCTTTATATATCGGTCGCCATGTCTCCTTCTTCGCTTCTATCGGTGTTTCTAAGGGAAGAATCAATCGAAATTTATTGAGTCGTGATGTGTGCGAGAATGATGTATGCATAATCGCGCGAATCCCGAGTCGTCGAAGCTCCGCGAAGATCATGTCGTACGTTCCATCGATGTAACCTGACGTCTTCGTCTCGTTCGCGAATCTGGAATCCTTTTGGATTCGGTCTTTTTGGTCTATATCCAATACGAGACAATACATAAGCGTTGAATTTTCTGCGAGTCTATGTTTCGGTTCGAATATGGTTGGCGACCATGCGACCATATTATCTTTCTTGACTTTGTTTCGTTCTTTTGATAAAAAGAAGAAGAGTCGTTCGAATGTCACTTCGTATTCGTGAATATTTGTCGGTTCTTTGACGTGTGGAAATACTGATATTTTCATTTCGTTTCCTTGTAATGTTTGTTACTGTTTTGTGTTGTTAGGCGGGGTTGTGGTGACCTCGCCTATTTTATTTAGTGCGTAGTGTATGTGTTTGCACTTCGTTCGATACATGAAACCTTCACAATTACATGTACCGAACGAAATACTCTGGTCTTCGGATTGAGTAATAACGACACGATACGAAGATATATCGAAAGCATCATATCGAAGCGTTCTGCCGGCTACGACATGCGATTCGGTTCGATGTGCTACGACATGAGGTTCGACCATTTGGCGAACCTTGTCGTCGGTGTATTGCGTTCGAAAATCGCTAAACGACATCTTCTCTCCACACGATGATTATTTTCGCGTCTTCGTGACTAGCCGCGTAATACTTCGCCGCTCCGAAGTTCGTTATCTTTCCATCGTCGAAATCGAAGAGGTCGAAGACGCTCTTTATAAGATTATCTAAATCCGGCCGTTTATCGTGTTCGATGCGTTCGCCTTTTTTCATCCTTTTGGGACGTGGGAAGATGAATGTAACGTGTACCGATTTCGGGACGTTGAGCGATGGAAGAAGAGCTTTCGCGCGTCTTTTCCAATCGACATAGGACTTCGGATAATACGCTCGTTTTCCGGCGACTCTGGGACGTGGTGTGGCTTTGGGTTCTATGGGCAATACGATAACCATTATTTTTTCTCCTTTTGCTCTTCGTCAATCGATAAGGCGTTAATCATGTTGTATACGCAAAGAGAACGAAGTTCGACTTTCGTATAGAAGAGAACCGATAACGCGATTATCGCGTTATATGGTGGTTGGTGTCGTCCGTTTAGCCAATTAGAGAACGTCGAAGTCGGTACGCCAATAGCGTCAGCGACTTGCTTTTGACTACGGAAAGAAGACGTTTCGATAACGTGTTCCATGTATGTTCTAAAGTTCGTTTTCATGCTCTTATTCTCCTTTGTAGTATTGTGCGAAATAGCAATCTTCGACTATATCGAAATCGACGATAAGATAATCGATAAGAGCGGCTTCTTTCGTTGCAAAAAGTCGAATCGAACCGCTCGCCAAAAAGAGAACCGCGATTTCTTCTTCGTGTTCGAAGCTCTTGTCGCTTTCTGCTTCCCATATCTCTTCGATTGTGTCTTTTTGGTCTAGTATTTCATGTACGACCAAAACATTTCGCTTGTATACGGTCGTGTATCCGGTTTTGTAGTGGATAATGATGTATTTATTCATTGTCTTATTCTCCTTTTGTGGTGGTTTGTATGGTGTTCGAATCTCTTGCTCTTCTGCTAGGAATCGAAGCTCGTCTTGTCTTTGGGATTCGTATTCGTCGTATAGATTCGCGAATGTTGTTGTTTTCATGGTCTATTCTCCTTTTGTTGTTGTTGTTGTGTACATTACGATAGCCGCTCCAAAAATAGAGAGAATCATAATGGCGAAAAGTGTTGGTTTTACGATATAATTTGAAACGAAGATAATTTCTTCCATGTCGACTCCTTGTGTTGTTGTTTGTTGTGGTGGTGTTGTCTTCCTTTTGTATATCAAAAGATTTATTTTGTAAAGCAATACACAACAAAAAGAGGAAAAAAAAGAATGAGACGTGAAATCCGGCGCGACTTGTTGGTTTCTGATTGGAATGAGGAAAGACAAAAGAAGTTCGAAGAAGAATCCAAAAAACATCGCGATAAGAGGAAAGAAGAAGCGAATAACGTTCGCATATTAAAAAATCGCGGGTGGGGAATGTTTTACAAGAAGCATCGACCGAAAGACATGTCGATTCGGGATTTCGCGAAAGAAGTTGGGATTCACGAATACACCATTTCGCGATGGGATAAGGGCGGCGGCTCTCCCACGTTCCGTCTCCTTTTTGATTTTCTGGGGTGGGTATCTGACACAACGAATAAACCCATCGAAAAAGTTTTCTCTGAATTGAACGATTTTGTCGAATTATATGGAAGTGAGGATTTCGAACAATGAAAAATATAAAATATGCGGTCGTCGACATCGAAACGACCGGTCTTGACTGCTACAAACACGAAATAATCGAAATCGCAATCGTCACCGAATCCGAGCGATACCATGTAAAAGTGCGACCGGAGCGTTTAGAATATGCTGATTCGAAAGCTCTGGAAATAAACGGATACAATCCGAAAGACTGGTCGGGCGCGATTCGTGGGTGTGACGTTGCAATGAAGACTGCTCGAATACTCGAAGGTTGCACGATAATAGGCCATAACCCGTCCTTCGATATGGGTTTTCTTCGCGAGTTATGGGATTTGTACAATTGCAATCCCTATATCGACCGCCGATATATCGACACCGTTGTTCTCGCTCGCGAACATTTGCCTTTTTGCCGGTCTTATTCTCTGGATTCGATTCGTCTGTATTTAGGTTGGTCGAAGATCGGCTCGCATTCTGCTCTTGTCGATTGCGAAGATACCGAACGACTCTTCTTTTTGTTGTGGCGTTGTACCTGGTGGAAAAGACAATATTTCTTTTTTCGATACAAGCTCGCGTCGTGGTTGGGTCGGTCGTGACGGTGATAATGATACGATAGTGATAGCCCACGAAAAAACGCGGGCTATTTGCTATAAATCGAAAGAAGAAGAATAAAACACAAAAGAATCGAAATTTTTATCTCAACCATTCCCGGCGAGCTTGTCTTTCACTCGCAATTCGATAATCTGCTCTTTCATCGGTTCCAAAATTGCGAAGAGCTTTTTTTGTCCTCGTTCGACACCGTCGATTCGTGTTGCGAATCCGTCGACGATTTGTTTTCGGTCTTGTGTGAGGTCTGCGATAACTTTTTCGAATCTGGCTCTGATTTCGGTCTCTTCTGCTCTTGCTTCGTGTCGAAGTCGCTCGTTATCTGCTCTGGATTGTTCGCGGGTCTCTTTAAGGTCTTTTTGTGTCTGTGTGTATGAATAAATCATCCATGCCAAAAAGGGACTGTTTGTGGCTAGGTTGACTAATAAATCGTGGTAGGTGCTTGCGTCCATTGTTGCGACTCCTGTTATTGTGCGAGAAGTGTATATGTGAAGGTGTCGCCGTAGATTTCTTTGGCTTTATAGCATAAAGACATAAAAATGTCGAAATCGTCTATGTGTTGAAATACTTGACATCCCGCGCTCCACTTATGGACGATTTTCGTCCCGTTTGGATGTGTGGAGCTGCGATGTATATTGACATGAAAAATCCCTTCGTATATCTTCGAATCATAATCTAAATGTTCGTCGTGGTTATTGTCTCTCCATATCATTATCGGTTTTTCTTGTCGTAATGCGGTGTATCTGGTTCGCCCATGTGGCCCGATTTTATAAGCACCAAGACATTGTTGAGGGTGTACCATTATCGCGACGCCATCTTGTCGATAATCGGTGGCGGTTAGGTAGTATCGGCCCGGGTCGGTGGTTATGGGTGCGATATATTCGTGCCATGCTTGGTTTTTCTTGAAAATAATATAAATCTTGTCGTCGAATAGGTCGCTTCTTTTGGACGATAGATTTCGAACGCCGATAATGTTTAGGTTGTATTCTCCCTTTGTGAATACTTTATATCCATGTTTACGAACATAATCTAACAAGTGCGGTTCGTATTCTGTGACGTTGATCTGCATGGTCTTTTCTCGACGTGATAGGATAGTGATGGTGATAGGATAGTGATAGGATAGCGATTTAGAACGTGCGGTCTGTGTGGAGCGGGGAATCTTCGAACATAAGTACAAAAATCCATTCCGAAACGTCCCATATTTTCGAAACGACCGAACATTTTTGTCTATCCATGAATAAAGAATCACTTGTCAATTCGATTATATCTCCAAGCTGCAAAAATCCATATTCTTTCGAAGCGGCGAATCGAAGGAATCTTTGTGGAAAAGACTTTCTTCGAATGAAATCTCCCGCGACTCTTGCGGCCGTTCCGATTTCATAAATAAACATCGCGTCGAATGATTCCTCGCTGATTCCATATCGATTCGCACTTGTCGAAGAATAAAGATTGTTTTTCGAAAGGTCGTTGTCTTCCGCGTTCGGTCCCATGTATAAGGCATGAAAGAACGAATCGGTCTGCCCATTCCAAGCGAAGTTTATTCGAACCGCGTTGTATATCTCTGACGTGTTCGTTTTGGTCTCTAGCGGTGAGATTCGAATCCAATCTCCTTTATCGGCGATTACATGTGTAATCGGTTGTACATGTTGAATCGCGATGTATTGGTGCAATATGGGTCGAAGTCCCTTCGGACCGGATTTTATCTGGATCGGCAAAAAAGGAAGAATATGGTCGGAAAGCATCGAAGCGGCGGTCGTGTCGTCGTTTACGAATCCCGCGAATCGATAATCGTTGAGAATCGGCGAAATGTTCGCGAACGCTCCGTCGTCGATTTCTGCATTTGTTCGACTCAATAGCCATCGAACCACGTCTCCGCCTCCCGAAAGCACTTCGTCGCGATACGGTGATTTCATCCCGCCGCCGTCCGACCATGTTATCCAAAATTCGTCGGGGTGTGCGGCGTTGTTCGATAAGCTCGTCGCGCCGGGATACAAAAGAGAAGAAAAGCTTAAATCGATGTACGAATATCTTTGTCCCTCTGCATCGACCGCCGCTTCGATTGTACGCGTTAAAGGTGCGGTTACATTATCGGAAATCGTCACGTTTTCACCAAAACATGAATGATACGCGATAACGTATCTAACTTCGTGTGTTGGGCTTCCCACGTTGTCTTTTTTGTAGTTATAGGCCGGTGTCGAATAGAGTTGGGTTATCGCACCGCCTTTTCTCGTCTTTCCGGGTTCACCGATTACAAGCGGGTATCGTTTCCCGATTGCATTTTCGTCTGAATAAGGAAATTTCGAATCGGTTATGATTGCTCGCGGTGGGATTACCGGTGTTTCGATGTCGTACTCTTTTTGTTCGATTGAGAAAGCAACGAAAGACACTGGTTCTTCGGGGTCTGCGATTATCGGCTCTTGTATGAGACCGGAAAGAACGATAATCGCGTGTGTTGAGTAGAGCTGATCTTCTTTTGTGAGAACATAAGATAACGTCGCTTTTTGACCTTCCAATGTTCGTCCCTTGCGATACTCTTCGACCATGTTGTATCCGTCGAAATGTAGGGCGATAGACGCGATGTTCGACTCTGGGTTTATTCCTATGTCGTCGGTCGATTCTTCGAACGTAATCTCGGACATGCTTCCTCCGTATTCGTTTCCATCGAAGACGATAGGCTTTGTAGAGAATCGATGTATGTATCCGAACCAATCGATTTCCAATAAGAAGACAAGCTCGGCGTTTTCGTAATCTGTTTGTGAGTACTGCATATTTTATATCGTGACGGTGATAGGATAGTGATAGGATAGCGATTTTCGAATGGAGCTTATATAATTTCGCGAAGATTTATGGTCGAAACGCGAAAAACTTCGGATTCGTTTTCGTCTCCGACTACATGTTCGATTGAAATGTCCCCTTCGATTACTGAATAAAGAAGCTCGTCTCGTCGATTGATAAAAGTTGTTGTCTTGAATGTGACATCGATGTTCGGAAGATATACAAGTGGTTTCATGCTTCCGTCTAGTCGTCTCAACGTTCCCAATAAGAAAAGCGGTGTGTCTGCGGGGACCGAAATAGGAAGGGAACCGGCGTTCGTCGTTGCCTTGTAATAGTCTGCACTGGTAACATTATCGTATATCTCTGACATGTCGATTCCGGTCGTCCATGCGATTCGAATCTGTCTGTATCCATCGTGATTCTTTACGGTACGAAGTACGCCGTCGGTCGATTCGCTTGTGTCGATTCCGGGCGTGTATGTTATCGTTCGACCGTTCGAATACTGTTGAGGCGCAACGAATGCACCGGCAAGAAACGAACCAATCTGGAAATAGCCGGCGGCGGTGTCTTGTGCATCGATAACGATTCGAATCGCAGCTCCGGCAGTCGCTCCTTCGCGATGAATGAGTGTACATATCTGATCGGGAATGAGATAACCGGTGGCGATTGTCGTTGGGTCGCTATTCGCGAAATCTTCCAAGAAAATAACCGCTCTTTTCGATGTCGTGGTGTTGTTGAGATAACCGGCGGTGTTTCCCTTTATTTTGCGAACAATACCGCCGCCCATGTCGAACGAATAGCCTTTACATTCATCCGGTGAGACATATACGCCGGTCGCGGCGGCGTTCGTTGATCTGATTGTATTACCGTTCCGTTCCCACGTCGAACCGGCGATTTTATTGTTTACGCTCGCAACGTTAACCCACGATGTCGAGGTCGTGTCGTATATCTCGACATCGAACGTTCGAAAGTTTATATTTCCAAGATACACACCGATAGAATCGCTTCCTAAATCGGAATTTGCGTTCGATTGAAGTGTTTTATCCCAATAGAACGCGATTGTTTGTTGTGTCTCGTTCGAAGATCGCCATGTTTGGCGGGGGGTTGGCGAAGACGTGTGGAATATGCGTCGAATCGGATATGTCGAATCTGGATTGATTGTGTACTGCTCTCCTTCGTATCCCGGCCCGTCGAAGGTGGAAATCTTGACACCACCGGAAAGATACAAGTATTGTCCCTTTGGTGCGTATTGTCTCGCGTTGAGGTCTTCGGGATTGCTTTGGTCGGTTATCTGTATTCCGGTTCGACTTCCAAAAGAGAAGTGTGTTTCGTACCATCTTGTTATCGTATTTCCGAACGCGCCGGTCGTGGGGGTTATATGTCCGAAATAAATATACTGTGACGGATTGCTCGCGGTTGACGCGACATTACCGTTCGCGACTTCTATCCACCGCTTATTATCTGGTTGATCTGCATTCGTAAGAATCCAAGCTTTTACTTTGTTGGAATGTAGAGACATGAGAAGTTCGAACGTATCTGTCGTGTCGAAGTTGTAGCTTCCTATCGTTGCACTCCCTTCTTCGTCGTATATCACGACACCGGTTAACGAAATCCAAGCGGCGACCTCGTTGTTTGTCGTGGTGATTTTTACGCCGCGACCGCTTAACGAATGTCCCTGTAATACCGCTTGTAATCTCGTTCGAACGATGATTCCTTCATCGCTTGTCGTGGTTATCGCCGCTGATCGAACATAGCGATAATTACCGATTGTCGTCGTAAATTGCGCGTATTGTGCGAAACCCGCGATTGTTCCCGTTCCGAAAGCGGTATATTCGGCGGTCGAATCTGGTTTGTCGTATGCTACCCACGTTCTATCCCATGCTCCGAAATCGAACGAATCTGGATACGCGACGACCGGTGGCATAGATACGGTCGTCCATCCTCCCAATTCGAAGACGTGAATCCCATTGTCGCGCGTTCCTACCGCTTCGTAGTTGTGGAAAAGCTGATTTATTCCTCGCGCATTACAGCCGGCGATAATCGAAGGGCGACTATTTGTGTCATCGATGTTGTAGATTTGCGAAGCTTCCTTTCGATTCGATAAGGGATTTCCGCCGGTGTAATACCATGTCTTCGCGTCGTCGCTTTGTAGCATAAAAAATAACTCTTGCGAGCTTGCGTCGAAGAAGACTGCGAAGATTCTCCCGGTCTCGTTCGTCCACATCGAAAACTCTCCGATTGTGAAATGTCCACTTGTAAGACCGGCCGCGACGATTTCGTCGGTTATCTCTGGGGGTGCGAAGAGAAGAGCGGTGTCTATTTCGATTGTCGCTGATTCCATTTCGATAATTTCTGCGCGTCCCGTCGCCGCGATATATCCTAACCAAAAAGAATTATTTTTGACTATAAGGTCTGGTCGAAAATAGTGGAGCGAACCATCGGTCGTCGCGACATGTACGAAAGAACATCCGTTATCGGTCGATACTTTCTGAATGATTATATCGGTCGAAGATAAGCTTGTATTGTGCGAATATGCTCCGATAATCAAAAGAATCTCGCCGCGACTTTCTGCGACTCGTATTCGATTGATTTCGACACCGGTGTTCCCTGGTCCGAACGTTCCATCTATATCGATGTCCGTAGGAAGACACGTTTTCGAAACGACATACCACGTCCCGCCGTTGTCGTAGCTCCGCGCGCTCTGGAGGTTCGCATTTGTCGCGGTGGCTTTCATGTATACTGCTAGAATCGAACCATCGGAAAGACGACATAACCCACCGTATAACGTCGGGGTGCTTGTCGAAGTCTGTTGAAATAAATCGGTCGTTGTTACTGTTCCGTTTTTGTCTCGTTTTGCGACTTTTATCGTTCGCGTGTTTCCGACTGTGTTTTCTTTGTATTGATACAAAAGACAAGATGTTCCATCGTCGTTCCCTATGGAGTCCAAAAGAACGTTATCGTTTAAAACGAGCGTCGTTCCATCGATTATCGAATTCCATCGCGATAAGACGTTCGAAGCATCGTAACCATAAAACGAAGTCTCTCCTTCCTCTTTCCACACGAAAGAAGCTCGTTCGACATGTCCGGCTCTTTGTGTCTGGATGATATAAGGCGAGTTTGTGTCGTGTGTACCGGTCGCCGTTAATCCGAGGTCGTAATCTCCGGCGGGTATCGGTTGAGCGGGTTGTGTATCTGCATTCGTAAAAGTCGATTGTGCATTCCATAAATAAGAGGAATCGAAATCGTGTGGAATAAGGAATCCGCGAATCGTGTTGGGTGTTTTGTTTGTTCCCATGTTTTTTCTCGAATGTGATAGGATAGTGATAAGGATAGCGATTATTTTCTAATAACGACTTCTCTTCGTTGGTTGCAATTGTGCGAATGCTGAATTTTGATTTCGTAACGCCGAGCGATTATATCGGTCTAAATGTTTAAAGGGATTCATCACAATAACATTCGACATCGATTTTCCATTTTGAAGATCGCGAATCCCATTCTCGCCGAGACGACGTGTGGTGGCTCGGTCTAAAACTGATTCCCCGGTGAGGAGTGTTCGTTGTTGTTCGTCTGGTGCGAGCGGTTGAACCATACCGCCCATATGGAGCGGGGGTTTTTGTGCCAATACGACTCCCGCCTGCACCGCTCCGCTCGCGACGATTGCGGGGATTGCGAGTGGGGCGAGCGGTCCATATTGAGCGGGCGCGCCAGCTATGGCTTCGGCGGTTGACATTGCGATGTTTGCAAGGCTCGCCGCCTGATTCGCTCGAAAGAGAACATTTATCAACTCTTTGTTTTTGTTTCCGGATTCGGTCGCTAGTTGTAGCCCATACGCGAATATATCCGTTACCGCTTGGATTCGTACTTTTTGAAGTGCTATATACTGATTTAATGCTTCTTTATCTTTTTGCTCTTTCTCTTTTTGAAGCTTTTCTTCGATTTTTTGTTGTTCGTCTGCGAGTTTCTTTTTTAATTCTGCAAGTTCTATGATTCGAAGCTCTTC